CAAGACTAAAAGATACCCTACCCCCAGGAGGAGGCATAGGAGATTTAGCCACAGAAACTGTTGGTGTAGGAAGAGTGGATGATGTGCCACGAACCTTGGCTGAGAATTTAGCAATGACAAGAGCAGATGACACTGGCGGCCCAAAGAAAATAGGGAATGAAAGTGTTACTGGCGAAGACGAGTTTTTTAAAGATAAGGTAGACGTAGAGGCAAGATTAAATGTAGATGGCACAATCTTTTCTAATTTAATTAACGAAATAGCAAAAGATGGTTTAGGTATAGATTTCACAAAACCAAAGAAGGCAAGTGAAATAAAAGAATATATAGAGACTTTACCTAAGAGTATATACAAATCAAGACTAAACGCAGAAGCATTAGAGTCTGGTTTATTCCGTTATTTAGAAAACAATCCAAAAGAAATATTTAAATCAAAAGATGATCTACTAGATATAGCAAGTTTATTTAAACCAAGTATTAATGTTACAGTTGGTACATTAAAAAAGAAGCAACAAATTCAAAATGATTTACAAAATTTAGTAAATGAAAGAAACCAATTAGATCCTTCTGATCCAAGAGTGCCTATTTTAAACGATCAAATAAAATTGGTTGAATATGAAAAGGATCTTTATGATCGAAGAAATCTCATGTCTAATGAGTCGGCTCAAAGAATACCAGTGGGATTAGGCGGAGGTCAATCAGGCAATCAGAAAGCTTTGGTTGAAGAGGATACTGTTCACTTTATATTTCATGGAGATGAATCTGACGCTCAGTTGATGGGTAAAGTTCTTGAAAGCGATCCAAATTTAAGAACCAAAGTAGATAAAGATTTTGCAAAAGTAGAAGACTATTTTAAATCTGTAGGTAATACTACAGCCTTAAGAGAGCTAACAAATTTTAAAAGACATGGATTTGGTTTTCCAGGATACATGGCACATGCAAGAGCAGTTGGAGTTAAAAGTCCAAACCCAAACGATCCTATGAAACCATTTAATGATTTAGTTGTAAATGAAATACAATCTAATCAAGCTGGAGTAAAAGAAATATCTTTAGCTAGAGATAATAAAAAATTAAAAGAGTCAATAAAAAAGCTAGAACAGAAAATGAGACTTGGGACAATATCTCCCAAAGATCAAAAAACATTAGATTTACTAAAAAGAAAAATGAACAAACCTGTTTATGGCGACATGATGACAAACGAAAAAAGGGCAGATGCTTTTCAAATAATCAAAGAAGATGAGAAGTTAAAAACTGGTTTTTTTGATTATTCTAAAAATAGAGCTGTGTTAACAGATAATGCTACAAAAGAGTTTAATGCTTTACAACAAGCAGAAACTAATCTTGATAACGTAGAAAAAACTATGGGTCCTTTTAAAGAAGCTATTTTTAAAACAGACTCAGAATTAAATGAAGCAAGGATGGCATTAACAGATTACAGAAGAGTTAAAAATAGAGTTAAAGAAGATCTTTTGGAATATAACAGTGTTATGGATGTTGACTATGAAATGCCAAAAATTCTCGCAAGTCTTATGAATTTAATAGAGGGTAGAAAAGCAGGTCAAGCATCTCCTCATTTTAGTATGAATGAGTTCTCTAAAATTTTAGACTATAAAGGCAATAACATGGAGGATTTTGCTAGAAACTTTAGAAAAATATCAAAAGAAAGATATGGTCTTGAAGGAGATCTAGATCCTTTAATTGATATAATCGGAGGACAAAGACCAGAAAAAACACAACAGAGATTAGAAAATCACTACAGAGATAAAGATTATGGAATGGGATTGGAGAAAAAATCAAATGTTAAAGACTATGACATAATAGATCCTGATATGGCTATAGATCACTATGAAGATTTAACAAAAGGTGTTAACGAAGGTAAAATTAATAGAGTAGATTTTGAAAAATTTACAACATCTCCAGGGACTAATTATACTGATATGCCAACTTATAGTGATTATGTTGCTGTAAAAAAAGCAGTTTATGGAGATGATGCTTTTACAAATAAAGAACTTGCAGATAGGACTTTAAGTTATATTTTAAATGACAAAGAAAGAAAACTGGAATTAAATTACCTCAAGGCACAAGCATACAATAAATTTATAAATCATCCTAAGATAGCTCAAGACTTAGAGAGTGATAATATTCTTGAAATAGCTACCAGACTTGAAGATTTGAGAAAAAGACAACCAGACTTTACTCAACTTACTGACAGTCAAAAATTAGAATTTGAAAAAATACAACAAGATTTTGAAACAGACTTCGACATGGTCCCCAGTGAGCTTTTTCTTAAGAGAGGAAAAGATGACCCTGGAAGTATTTTGCAAGAGATAAGTAAAGAGGTAATGGAACAATGGATGTCTGGCAGAGGAAACCAAAAACCTAGAATTTATTCTATTCAAGGAAGAACTAAGTATATTGCTAAAAAAAATGAACTTTCAACATACCTACCTAGAATGACTAAAAGTTTTTTTAAGGGGGATAAGGCTACATTTGATAGAGACGAATATCTTGACGCATTTGACAAAGCTTCTAATATAGATTCTTTGGCTGTTTATCTTGCTACTAATATAGCAAGAAACGAACTTAGTAACGCTATGTATCCACTTAACGCAATGATAGCAAAAAAGAACTTAATGAACATGGAGCAGAGTATTAAACATTTAGAAGAAGTGAAAGATGCAGCAGTTGATAGGGTTCAAGAGGCAAACAGAAGAATAGAAGAATTTGATGCAAATAACGATAAGACACAAATATTAAATGAATTAAAAAGCAAGTTACCAGATAACTTAAAAGATTCTTTAGATGTGATAGTTCGACATCAAGAGGGAATAGAAAAACTTAATGAAAACCCAGCTTTTTCTAACTCTAAACAAGCAACAGAATTAATGGTTCATCAAATAATTAATCAAGCAAGAAAGTTAGGATACGATAGAGTTATTTTTCCTAATGTTGAATCTTATCTTAAAGCAGGAAGAACAGGTGAACCAATTAAAAGAAAAGCGTATGGAGATCCAGTCAACAAAGTTCCTTATAACTTTGCAATAGGTTCAAATGTTACAGATGCTTTAAAAAAGTATGGTTCTTCATATACTACTCAACCCACCTATAAGGCGTTTAAAAAAGGAATGGTCACTCAAGCAAATCAACCAGTGCCTCCTGCCGAAGTTAACTTTGGTCAACAATCTAGACAAAATCCAGTAGAAGATGATATGTTTAGAATAATTGATTTAAACGATAAAGAGGCGGCTAAGAAATCTACTTTAAAAATACCAAGAATGGCAAAAGGTGGTATACTAAATAGATTCAGAAAGGCAAGTTAAAAATGGCAACAAAAGAAGAGAGATCAAGAGACATAGCTGGGATGGTTGAAAAAAGTATAGGAGCAGGTGGCTCCGCTATACTACAACCAGAGGCAGATAGTTTACAAATAGAGGTTGACGAAACTGAAGTATTACCAGAGGGCGTTGAAGTTGATACTGGTGAACAAGTCGAAGTTGTAGCCGAGGCTTATAATCATGATGCTAATTTAGCTGAGGTTTTGGAAGATGGTGTGTTAGGTGCTCTTGCCTCTGACTTACAAGCAAAAGTTAAAGAAGATTTAGAATCAAGAGGTGATTGGGAAGAAGCGATTGCAAAAGGATTAAATTTACTTGGCATAAACTATGAGGACAGAAGCGATCCGTTTCTTGGTGCAAGTGGTGTAACACATCCACTATTATCAGAAGCTACAACACAATTTCAATCACAAGCTTATAAAGAAATGTTACCAGCTGGCGGCCCAATAAAAACTCAAATACTTGGCGTACCAACAAAAGAAACAGAAGATCAAGCTCAAAGAATTAAAGATTACATGAATTATCAAATCATGGAAGTCATGGAAGAGTATGATCCAGATACAGATCAAATGTTATTTTATTTGCCTTTAACTGGTTCTACTTTTAAAAAAGTTTACTTTGATCCGACTAAACAAAGAGCCGTATCAAAGTTTGTTCCAGCCGAAGATCTAGTTGTTCCTTATTCTGCTTCAGATTTAATGACCGCAGAGAGGGTTACACATGTTGTTAAAATGACGTATAATGATATTCGTAAACTACAAGTGGCGGGAGTATATAGAGATGTGGAGTTATCTGCTTCAGATTCTGGAGAGGATGAAGGAAGTATCCAAGGAACTACTGATGAGTTGCAAGGACTCCATCCAGGTTATTCTGACGATGTATATACTATTTTGGAAGTCCATGTGGATCTCGACCTCGAAGGCTTTGAAGACCCTAATGGAATTATGTTACCGTATATCGTCACAATCGATCAAAATTCTAACGAAGTTTTATCGGTGGTTAGGAACTATAGGGAGCAAGATCAACTAAGACGTAAGAGACAATACTTTGTACATTTCAAGTTTTTACCGGGTTTTGGATTTTATGGCTTTGGTCTTTTACACACAATCGGTGGATTGTCTAGAGCAGCCACCTCAATTTTAAGGCAGTTAATAGATGCAGGTACTTTATCAAATCTTCCAGCGGGATTCAAAGCTAGGGGTGTTCGTATTCGTAATGATGACGAGCCTCTTAATCCTGGTGAGTTCAGAGACATCGATGTCCCAGGTGGGGATCTCAAAAATTCAATCATCCCATTGCCATACAAGGAACCATCAGCCACACTAGCACAGTTATTAGGTGTTGTTGTTGATTCTGGCAGACGTTTTGCTCAAGTTGCAGACGCAAAAATCAGTGATGTAAACTCACAAGCACCAGTTGGAACGACTGTTGCGTTGATTGAGCAAGGCTCAAAGATTATTTCGAGCATACATAAGCGTTTACATTATGGACAAAAACAAGAATTTAGAATGTTAGCAGAGATTTTTTCAGAAAATCCAGTCCCATATCCTTATTTTGTAGGAAATGTAGCACCACAAGTCATGGCACAAGACTTCGATGGTCGTGTTGATATACTTCCAGTCAGTGATCCTAACATTTTTTCTATGGCACAACGCTTATCTTTAGCACAAACACAGTTACAATTAGCTCAAGCCGCTCCACAAATGCACAATCAGTACGAAGCATACCGAAGAATGTACGATGCACTTGATGTTAAAAACATAGATGGCATATTACCGCCACCTCAACCACCTGCACCAGCGGATCCAGCGACAGAAAACGCTAATTCTATCAAAGGAACTCCGTTACAAGCGTTCCCACAACAAGATCATGAGGCACATTTGATGGCACATGCCACATTTTTGTCTAATTTAGCGTCTCAAGCCAATCCTCAAGGCTACGCATTGCTACAAGCTCATGTTCAAGAACATATTGGGATGTTAGCAAGAGATCAAGTGACCAAATTTTTTCAAACTATGATACAAGAGGCTGTAGAAAGAGGCGAAGAAGTGCCACAAATTGCACCAGAAGCCATTGAAGCTGCAATATCACAGCAAATTGGAGAAATATTGAAAGAAGTTATGCCAGTTATCGAGCCTGCACAGAAACCAGACCCACTTGTAGCGATTAGAGAGAAAGAACTAGAGAACGATACGGCTGAGATACAAAGAAAATCTCTAAATGACATGATGAACTTTCAAATTGACCAAGCAAAGCTAAAACAAGCGTTTGACATAGCACAACAAAGGACAAAAACTCAAGAACAGATAGCAGATGACCGTAATGACGTTAATATTTACCGTATAAACACTCAAGCCGCAGTGAGGAAATAATGGATCCCGCATCAATTGCACTAGCCATAACAGCAGCTTCAAAAGCTTTCGGAGCAATCAAAAAAGGTTTTGCAATGGGTCGTGAAATTGAATCTATGGGTAAAGATTTAAGTCGCTGGATGACGGCAGTTAGTGATATAGACAATACTGAAAAATCTGCAAAGAATGCTTCACCGTTAAGAAAGCTATTTAAAGGAAGAGAAATAGAAGCTAGTGCTATTGAAGCGTTTACTGCAAAGAAAAAGCTAGAAGCACAAAGACAAGAACTAAAATCTTTTATAAATTTTCATTATGGAGCTAATTCATGGAATGAAATTTTGAGAATGGAAGCAGAAATTAGAAAGAAACGTAAAGAAGAGATCTATGCTAGACAAGAATTAATAAGAAAAATTTGGGAATATATTGCATGGTTCTTATTATTCTGTACTATCATAGGATTTATAGTTTTTATTGCATATTTATGGAAAGAGAAAAGAGGTTAACAATGATACAATGGCTAACAAGATTATTTAGATATAAGCATGAAGACTTGTCCAAGCACAGACTTCATACAACTAAATATGAAGATTTATGTATGTAGGTTTATATGTTACAGTTTTTAGGACCGATAGCTAATTTAGCTGGCACATGGCTACAGAACAAAGTAGAGAAAACAAAAGCAGATGGTCAAGCCAAAGTTGCCGAAGCTAAAGCTCGTGCAACAGTTGCGAAGAAAGTTGCGGCTGGTGAAGTTGA